ATCCGTTTTTTACAAGCACAACTACCCAACCCGGCCCGTAACCTGGGAAGTCTTCTTCGTAGTGTATCTCCATCTCGGGTTTGTTTTCTGTGTTCATTGTTATCCTTTGTTTTTGTTTGTTACTGCTTTGTTTTGGGTCCCCTTTTCTCAGGTAAAATCGATCCTCGATTTCAAGGTGACCAATTTTGGTCTCGGTAAATCGGTCCCAGCGGCGTTGGGCTTTAGCTTTTTCTTCCAACCAGCGCAAGCTCCAGGCGCAGCCTCAGCGCCGCAGGCCTGGTGATTACCGCCGGAGGCTTGGCAGCTCGGGTCCCTTTTTTCCGGGTAAAATCAAAATGAGATTTTAGTTTCAGCGATTTTGGTTTTTAAGATTTTGCTCTCACAGGCAAGCGCTCCTGGCTGCGGTTACGTACGCGCGCCTCATGTCATGCGTGCGTCACGTCACGCCTTAGGCGTGGGCGCATAGCGTGTATGTGCGGAAGGAAACGCTATCGCATTAAATGCGTATGGAACTACCGATTCCTGCGCCGTAAAGGCATCTTAAGGCGGGGTGACATAGTGCGGCAAGGTGAGCATAGCGGAGGACACAGCCGAAGGCTTTTAAAAGCGTTTTAGGAGCATTGAGGCAAAAAGAAAGGCGGACCCCATTAGGAATCCGCCCTTATTCGGCGTAGCGTTTGGTTTGGTTAGGCTTTGGGGCGTCCCCAATGGTCTCTGTCCGATTGATCGGACCTAATGAGTTTAAGGCGATTCGCCTTTGCCCAGTCTCTGGCCGCTTTTGCTGTTGCGAACGTGTGCACGGCTAAGGCTCGAACTATCCAAGCTCCGCCGCATCGGTAGAGTTTCGCGCTCATTCTCGGTTCAGGATTTCGTCGCAGGTTGCGTTGATTTCTTCAGCCAGTGTATCGGCTATCTCTTGGCATCCGAGGCCGTATATCCAAGCATCTTCTATGTCGTTAGCGGCGCAGGTTGCGCCGTTTCGATCTAGCATTTGCAAACGACCGTAGGCGTTTGCTAGCAAAGGGAACTCATTCAGAATGCCTTCTAGTGTGGGGATGGTTTCTTCGCTCATTTTGATTCCTCCTTGGGTGCAAGCATGTCTAGAAGATCCGTGTCTAGGGTGACGCGGCCCGCCATCCGTGCGGCGTCTTCCCGAGCGCCTTGGATTTGGCGGATGGCTTCTTCTAGCGTCTCAAGTGCTTCGGACGCTAACTCTTGCGATGCAATCGGGTCTTCTTCGGCCCAAAAGATACAAGCTTCAAGTTTGATTCTGATTTCTTCTAATAGTGGAGTTTGCATAAGATGCTTTACTTGTTCAGGTTGCGGAGTTCTGCACGCATGGTGCGCGCGAAAAGAAGGGCGGTCCCAGCAAAGGGACCGAAGACGACAAGGAAGGAGAGGAGAAGGTTTTTCATGTTTAAGCTTTATAAAATGAAACCTTAAAACGACTAAGTGAACGTCCAAACATTCCTAAATGAAACTTGCCTAGGCTAGTATCTATTGGACCTAATCCAATCCGATGCACTAGCCACGCAGGCGCATGGCAAGCGCCGTAGCGCCTAGTCTGCTCGCTCAACCGTCTCAGAGTGTAGGCTATCTGATCAGGTGTTGCAGTCTCAGCGTCTTTTTTGGTTGCAGCGGTTCTGCCGTTTTTGGGGTGTAGGTTGTTTCTCATTTTTTGGTTGTATGTTTGGTTGTAGGTTGTACGGGGGGAGAGGGTTTATCCGACGACAAAGCCGGATGTTGAGCGCTTGGCTTTGCCTTTTGCTGTCAGGCCAACCACGCAGCCTTTAGGGTCAAGAAACCGTAGGTCTGACTCATCGCCAATGATGACACGCTTTCCTAAGTAGCGTTTCGGCAGGGTGTTGCGAAACACTACGGCCACGTTCCCTTTAGCCTGCAGAACCTTTTCACAGTCTGACTCATTTGTTTCAGACCGTGAGAACACTACACGGTAGTTTTTCGGATGCAGTCCTTTAGCGTTGTCCAAAGCTCTCTTTGGGTTCTTCGTGTAGTCGTAGAAAGAAACGGCCGGAAACATCTGGAAAAGGTTGAAACCGTTGAGTTTGAGCTTCTCCCATGCGATATCGGATGTGCCATTCAATCGAACTACAGGCCTTAAGCCTAGCTTAACAGCCTTGCGTTGAAGTTTTAAGATGTCTAAGGCAAGGTTGCACAGGAAGGAGGCATTTGCCTTGAAAAACAAGGCGGTCTTTTCACGCCGCGCTTTTTGGACGCTGTTAAAAGCACCACGGCCTGCGGAGTTTAGGCAATCGGCTGCGCAGCCTTTTGATGCAAAGGGACAGACATTGCCAAAGCCTCCGAGGTCAAGCGGCGAAAGGTACAGAATTCCGGTCAAGAAGCCAAAGCTCTCGCCTTTTACTGTCTTCGCATCGCCTGAAACACCTAAAAGGCTACGGCGGATGAAGTTAGAAGGAAGGTTGATGCCTAAGAAGGCTGTGTCGTTTTTTGTGCTCATTTGTTTGTGTAGGTTAGGGGTGAGGGGTTAGGCTTTGTGCCACTCGTTAGCGTCAAAAGGTTTGGCGGCGAATAATCCGCAAATGGTACGCGCATCAAGTGGCCCCACAAGTGTCTTGCTGTAATAGCGTTGCCCATCGTGCTCGCAGCGGATTTCAAGAGAGTCAAATTCGTCGAATCCAACGGAGCACCAAAGAACGCCAGCGGCAGCACACTCGGCGGGTGAGAGCTTGTAGCGAATGTCTTCTATCTCTCCGTTGTACAGGTTAACCGAATGCCAAGACCCATCGACGATTGCGATTGGTCCGGTAGGGGTGAGTTTAGTGATGGCTTTGGTTTGCATGTTATTGATTCTGTTTGGGTTGCTTTCGTTTAAACTAACTAACACTGAGGCTTTAAGATGCGTAAATGCAACGTAGTTTGCAAGGTTTATTTTGCGTTTTTTTTGCGTACAGCGTGGAGCGGGTTGGATACGTGGAAGTTACGTAGGAAAGATTTCCTGTGATTTTCCGACAGAGTGTTGAGAGAATGCCGCATGGACACAGTTCAAACAGAAGCGGCAGAGCCACGGTGGAAAAGTCAGCTAACTGGCGGCAGTCGCAAGGGCATTCCAAACCGGAACACAGTCGCAATCAAAGAAGCCATTGAACGCGCGTTCGACAAACTTGGCGGAGCTTCGTACCTGGAGCATGTAGGCAGGACCGACCCGCGCACGTTCTGTGCGTTGCTCTCCAAACTCCTGCCCACTAAGCTCGCCAACGCAGACGGCTCGCCACTGCTGGCGGCTCTCACGGAGTTGACGGACGCCCAGCTCGAGGCGCGCACGGCCCGTGCGCTAGCAGACGCACAGCGGCAGGGGTTGATGACCGGTCCTTCCGGTCCGGTCATTGAGGTACAAGCGGAAGCTGTGCAAGCTCCTATCAATCCCGTTTAGCTATACTTTAACGATACTTTTAGGCTGATCACGAGGTGTTTACTCTGTGTGACCACCTGATTAGCAATCAGGTAATCACTCGCGCTATAAGGGCAACCACTACTAATAGTGGTATGGGATAGGGCATACCACAACCTGTAGTAGTCGACCCCGATCACCCCCAGGCCGCGCCGCTCTAGAAAAGAAAGTCGAGGTCCCTCCACAGCCGCCCTTGGGCGGCACTACACCCCAGAGGGTGCCATCACCACAAAGGGGTACCCCCTCCTTTTTTCTGGACGGGACTCCGCCGGCGGGATACCCCTACCGGCACATGGAAACAGAAGAAGACCCGGCATCACCCCCAGAGGGTGCCGCTGCTTTGGCGCACGCTCTCGCGTGCAACGCGGCGGAGCGCGGCATGGACTACGAGGAGTACACCTTCGAGATTGAGGACGGCGCAGAGGACGGCACTGAGATCAAGGTGCTGGTGATACGGGTATGAGCAGGGATACCGACGAACACTTCCACCCCGTGGAGTACGACCTGGACAGCAGCATCGACAGCTTGAAGCTGGCGGTGGACATGTGCCGCGAAGCGGAGCGAGCGGAGGAGTGGAAGAGCATCGCGGTAGCCTTAGCCTTGGCCCTTCAGGTCTCAGGCTGGACGCCGCAGAGCGGCGGCACCGAGGCCCTCGAGCAATATAAACGCTTGCTCCGGCAAGAGCACAGGGCTAGCCTGCGGCTTCAACCATAAACCAAGCCGGGCGGCTTGGTGGAGTGGCTTCTTGATGGAGTCCCCGGCCCCGCGTGTGCGGGTGTCCGGGGCATCACAACAAACATGAGCGACATATTGGACGGCATAGACCAGCGGTTGGAGCTGACGCTCCTGCTGGAGGAAGGCTTGCGCCGGAAGCGCGAGCGCAAGATCGGCATGTACTTCCCTGACGAGGGACCCCTCAGAAGGGAGCTGTACCCAAAGCACCTAGCGTACTTTGCGGCAGGCAAAAACTACCGTGAGCGGCTGATGATGGCGGCGAACCGTATCGGCAAGACCGAGAGTATCGGCGGGTACGAAGTAGTAT